CCTGAACTTACTGCTCCGCCACCTTGAGTAGCGATACCCATTCCACGTCCAGCCATGATATTCACCTTTGAGTTGTTAACACTTCCACCGTTTACGCGCTTGACGCAAACGGCTATCGGGGTCTTTTGCTGCCTTTGGAAACTGCGCCATCTGCCCTGCAGATCGAGCACAATACGACTTTCTTCTCTTCGCCTCTGCTGGAGACGGTTTATCTGTAGTAACGGCTGTTTTTAACTTGCTGCCGGGATTAGCCTTGCGATAAGCCCTTACCCCTTTCTCCGTCATGCCCGCACCCGACTTTGTAGGCCGGAAATTGCCTGACTTGACGGATGTCTTGATGTCCATTACCGTACTCTTCTTGGGTGGACTCTTGGCCATAATACCCCGTCATCGTTACTGGTTAGCAACCACGTAAGCACCGTCTTCAAGAGGCTCATACCGTATGTAATGCCGCCATGTGCCGGTAGTAGAACCCACGGCGATGGTTATCTTAAGTGCTCCGGCAGGAACCCTTACGCCACGCTGGGGTGTATTAAGCAGTACCCCCGAGGCACCCTGATTGGGGGCTTCGCCCAACGAGGACGAGGTTGCTAGTACCACTGCGTAACCCGAAACGGTGCTAGCCAGCGTGGTAGAGGCGGCGGACAGGTTTGTGGTCAGCGGACTTGCCGCAGCCGTGGTATATTTCCACAGCAGCGTAGATGCCGTAGCGTTATTGGCTGTTACACACTCCGACACAAGGCTAAGAATTTGGATACTACCCGTAACGGTAAACAGGGTGTCATCAGTCACCATCACCTTAGCGCCTGTTTTTACAACATGGTCGCTATTCGATAAACCCGCTACCGCATTGTTAATTATGGCTGTCATAGGTTATGCCTTCATGTAAACAGTGACGGTGCCATTTGACGTGACCTGTGAGACCCGCGCTCGGTAGAACTCGTAGACGGTATACGCAAAAAACAGATCCGAGGACGGGGAGGTCGTTAACGCCAAGGTAATGGTCCCTAGCGTCACGTAGTTAACGCCGTCGTTGCTGACTTCAATAATTACGGTCGCAGTTCCGGTGGACGAGGACATAACGCCCACCGCTTGAAAGCTGCGGTTGGCATACAGGTCGCTTGTGGAACGAATTTGAAACGCACTACCCGTAGAAGCGGCGGTGGCACTAAGCATCAAGGTTGACATAACACACTCCTATTAAGCAGTGCGTGTGAACACGTACGCCGTTGCGCTCGAAAACATAAGTGTAAAGCGAGCCAGACCAGTTGCGCCAGCAGCAATAGTCAAGTCACCAAAGCTGCCAGCAGTGTCCGCAGCGGCAGAAGACAAAATACCGTTAACCGCAACAACCATAGTCACGGTCGAAGCGCCTGCGGTGTTGTCTACGTACAGGTCAAAAATTGTACCTTTAGCTGCACCAAGGGCTGCGCCCAGCAACGTGCCTGTGGGCAGCGTAATGGCTGTAGCGGAGGCTGAAGTGGAGGTGATGTAGCCAGTTGCAACTTCTGCGGCGGTTGCCGTTGCTGTAGCGTTGATAGCGGAGGTTGTAGCGTGGGTGATGCTGCCTGAACCTGCAACATTGCCAGTTACGTTACCAGTTAGTGTACCGATAAAACCATTGGTAGACGTAACGGGACCGGAGAAAGTAGTTGAACTCATTAGAAATTCCTCACTTTGCGAGTTATGCGCATCTGTCTGCAAAGTCGTCAGCCGGGGCTGTCAGATACGCGGGTTGTTCCCGGTTGCGCATTTATATCAGGTTATAGAGGAAGGGTCAATGTACTGAAAAACCAAGCCCATAAATTGACCCTTGCTAATGGGCTTGCCCGTGATTAACACACGCCGCAGCGTGGGCATCTTCATATCGTAATGCTGCAGTACCGCAGTTAAACTTGGAAATTGCATACCCGTTGTGGTCTCTAACACCTGCTTGCTCATCTTCAGCTTTGACTCTTTAGAGTGCTTCTTTCCTAGCCAATTCTGGTTGCCCGTATTCGCTATAGAAAGGTTGCGGCGGTGTTCTTCAGTCCGTTCGGGTTTGGCTACCCCTCTTTGGTTCCCCATCAAAGACGCAGACATTTTCTTTCGGGTTTCCTCGGATGGGATAAAACAACCCCCACGCCCTTCGGCAACAGCTTGCTGCACTTTAGCAGATATCAATGCCTTAGTTTCGTCGGTGTGTTTTTGCCCTGTGCGGGGGTCTGAGATGCCCCACTGACGTTTACTCGCTTCAGATATGACGGCTTTAACCTCGGGGCTAAGCACCTTTCCGAAGTTGGGGTGTAAGGACCCGGTGCGTCCGCGCATGGGGGAAGCAACCCACTCAGCAAGGTTGTAACACACAGGGTCTTCCCTGTGTTTGTGCAACAACTCTTGCTCAAGGTTTTCCATTTCAGCAATAGATGTAAACACCTCAAGTATTTCAAATTTAAAGGCATCTTCCCCATACTTATTCCATACCGCTTGTAACTTAGGATTAGTATGTTTTTGGGAACGCAATCTGTTCTTATGCGCTCGCCATCGTTCGTATAAATTACCACTGCTACCTATGTAAAAACCGCCAGATACAACGTTACGTATTTTATACACTGCAATAATTTTTTTAGAACTTGCCATATACACCTCAGATATAAAACTAGTGAGAGACAATATATCACCTACAAGTCTTGTATACAACAATAAAAAAGGGCCCCGAAGGACCCTTTAGTAACAACCTAAGTCATTGATTTTGTTACGGTGTACCGGGAGATCCGAAAATACCACGGAAGTCGCTGTACCCGAAGCTGTACCGCTCTCTCGCTTTGTACCTGACGTTACCCGTATCAAAGTCACCCTCAAACCCGGTTTTGATAGATACCCTCTCGAACATTTTCATGCCGTTTGGAGCGTCCGTCAAAATGAAGAAGGCGTCAGGGTCAGTCAGGTAATGGTTCACAGTGTATCCCTGTGGCACCATGCCCATGTTTTTGATCGCGTTGATGTCGTTATCTGCCGTACCAACCCGCAGAGTAGACTTCAAGATACGATCAGCCGTGAACTGCTGTTCCTTTGGAATTACCAGCTTCAGACCCTGTACTGCAATCTTCAATCCACGCTCATCTGTGAACGCAGCAATGTCAATCAGTGCCTGTTCCAGCGAGGTTTCGGAAAGATCCGCAGGGGTCGCCAACTCATTGGCCACGTTACCCGACAGAGTAGGGTGATCCGTTGCGCAAAGCGCTACGCCGTCACCGCCAAGGGAGGTAGTAAATGCACCGTTCAGAACGGCAGCAGCTTTTACCTGTTTGGTGGTAGCCATGGAACGAGCCAAGGCTTTGGTGTAACGGCCTGCCAGCTTGTCGTAAAGGTTATCTTCGACAGCTTCCTCAGTCAGACTGAAGGCCAGTGCAATGGTCTCATGCGTGTAGCGAGCAGTATAAACTTCCTGCGCACTGTCATAAGACACACCAGCACCTTCATACTTAACGGGGGCTTCGCCGAATCCCGACAACATTACTTCTTCTTCAAATGCACGGTCAGAAGACTCAATGTCATAGATCTCAGCATGTTCGTTCATGTAGTTTTTGTATTCTAGACCGAACAGGGCATTCAGGCCGGGTTCGAGTTCTTTTACTAGTTGTGCGCGTGAAATTGCCATGGTTAGGCTCCTCTAGGGGTTAGATTAGGTACTTGCAACACCGGGGCTACCATAGCGATGCTCATTGATCTTAACAACTACTTGGGCGTTTGCACCCAGCTCGTTGTTTGGCAGGTCATACAGACCTACGATTTTAAGATTGAGAGCTGCCGTGGTTGCTTGGGTAGAGAAGTCAAGGGTCATGTTAGAGACACCTGTAACAGTACTGCCCGTAGTAGAACCCGTAACATCTGCGTTATTGCCTATCGCCGCCTGAGTCATGGTGCCGTTCACTTGAATGGTAAACAACTGGTTCGGGTCATCAATCACAGAGGCACTAATAGTACCTGTTGTGATGTTGATGCTGCCCGGATAGTAGTTCTTCCAAGTAGGCTTCTGAGTAGTCGGGTCGTTATAGAAGCAACCGTTAAACACGCCAACTGCTGAGACGTGTGTCCCGGGTGCAAATTTAACAAGATAACCGGAGACAACAGTTACCAAGTCACCTTGGAAAATTGCGCCAGCTTGGTTGTCGTTAATGGTGTAGCCGTACTGTTTCTGTGCGCCAGTGGCGGACAGGTTTCCCAAGGCCCGTAGGCCGTAGGGATTATTTACGTTGGCCATAATATGTATCCTTTAAGTGAGTTATTTGGAAGCGTCTTCACCGCCAATTGTTACACGCGACTGTCTTTCTGGCCGGTTGATCTTCATCGACGAGTGTGCATTCGTCTTCAACAGGTCATTATCGACTGCCTTTATTTGGTCGTGGGTGCGGTCTTTGTAATACTGCCGACGCTCCTCTGCCGTTTCTTCAGGGATTCTTGCAAGTAGAAGGCTACCTACGCTGATAACGCCAGCGTTCTTGCCATCTAGTGGGGTTTGGCCTTGGAAGTCTGGATACTCGTCACCACGAACAAGCTCATACCCCTCGCGGAGTTTTTGTGCCACGTTCATGCGATCATCCATTCCACCGGATTCGGCCCTTATCCAACGATGTCTGAACCCATCAGGAGCAGGGGGAGCATCCAAACGTGAAGGGGGTGCCCATGCTTTACGCCGCGCAGTTACCTCACGGGTTTCTTCCGTGCGGGGGCTACGATTAAGTTTTGGTATTACAGGTGCGTTAGTCATGTGGTTACTCCTTTACGTATTTGGCATATTCCTCAAGAGGAACACCCAGTCTTTTTGCAATTGCAACTTGGCTCGGACTTAGCCGAACCGTTCGGCGTGCAGAATTGTTTACTCCCGACGAGCGGGTTGCAGGGGCGACCGTCTGCACGGGACGGGCGTTTCTGTTGTCTTGTTGCGTAGTCGGCTTCAGCTCTTTTGGAAAGATACTGCGCATCCTACGATCAATTTCATCATAGTACTCTTCTGACTGAGGGTCAAACCCTTCTTTTTGGACTAAGTCAAGGTGTATTCCTCGCACCGCCCCTGTCATTACCGTATTGGTGCCAAACCATGCATTACGCTCTGCCCACTCTTCAGCCTGCGGATCTATCGGGGCCTTGGGCGCAACGTACTGCTTTTGCTGTGCCTGCTGCGGAGCTTGCTGTTGCCGAGACAGTGCTTGCTGGCGGTACTCCGTGGCATCGCTCACGCGCTGCTGATCCAGCATCATGGCGGTAAGCCGCTGCTGTGCCTCAGTCTCAGTGTCAATGTCGTACTCTTCCCGCGCCTTCTTGATGATTTGCTTGAGCGTAATCATCTGCGTATCGATGCGGCCCTTGGCCTCAATCAGCCGGTCGGCATCCGTGCGCTGGAATCGCTGTTCTAGCTCATCCGTCCGTTGCTGTAAGTTACGGGCATACTCAATAGCCGCTTCTTCTCGGCGCTGGGTCTCACGCAGACGGCCCGTCAGCTTATCAATGCGCTTCTGTACCTTGTCGCCGTACTGATCCAGCTCGTCTTTTTTAGGTTCGGTACTCGCGGTGGTTTCCACCACGGGTGCCTCTTCCTTGGACGTGACGACGGCATTAGTGCCATCCTCATTCATCTCAACCTCTGCGGGTTCTTCATCTTCACCAATCTTAAAGTCTAATTGTTCGGTACCCATACGTTCCCCCCTCACATGTGCAGAACGTCTTTAGGGTCATTGATCAGCCCCAAGACTTCGTCATCGTTTAACAACCGGATTTCGCCCCCATCAATCTGAATACGGGAACCTGCGTACCTTCCAAAGATGATCCAATCGCCCACCTTGCACCAAGGTCCTGCTGGGAACTTGGTCTCATCGGAGTAAGCTAGATCGCCCACACGCAGCACATAGCCACAGTTCGTGGCCAGTTGAGCGCGTTTCTGAGTTTCCTCGGCTAGTAGGATGCCACCTTTAGAGGTTTTAGCGCCTCGGTAGGGGAGAATGGCGATGCGCCAGCCAGTAGGGCAGGGGACTCTATCAAGTACGTCTGCGTGGATATTAGTAATGTCCACGTTTCCGTCTTCGTCGTAAGCATCGTCGAGCGTGGGAGGGGTATTTGCTATTTTATCCCTGCGCTTTTCTTCAAGTGCGGTCAACTTAGGTTGTTCCATTACACGTCCTCTGGTGGTTAAAAATTGTCTGTAGTCCTCTTACCCAGCTCATGCTGTATAAGTGCTTCTACCAATCTTATGCCTTCCAGACGACCCATCATGAAGCGGTAACGCTCCATGTCAGCAATGGTGCCATTCAGCACAATCGCTTCTGAGTCCTGTTGTAATTTCCTAAGCTCTCGCAGTACTTTTTCTGCAAATTCAAGCATGGTAATTTCCATGAAATAGCAGACAGTTAGGCCACTGTCTGGAGGCTAAAACAAATTTAGTATAGCTTTACTGGTGTATTTCCGTCACGCTTTTTGACAGTACGCACTGCGCCCTGCCGTCCCTTTGGTAAACTGGGCGTTCTACGTGATTTCCCCGCACTGGAAAGGGCAATTACGACCGCTTGTTTTTGCGCTTTTTCGTTGCTAGAGGGCTTGCTAGAGCCTATTTTTCCGCTGGTTTTATAGGCAGAAAACATCTCTTTTATGTTGTTTGAGACGGTTTTCTTACTGGAACCCTTCTTAATTGGCATCCTAAGCCCCCTTACGTGGCTGATTTATGCGCTTTAAGGCTACGCCGGTACGCATTTGTGCAATGTTCTGCTGAGATTGGATCCTTTCCTTGTTTGCTTGGGCGCTTTGCATCACTTTTGACTGATCGATTTGTAATCCTTGCTGTTTTAGCTGGATATTAGCCTGATCGTTCGCTGCCCGTTGCTGTAGCTCCTGCGCCTTGAGCGCAACGATAGGATCCTGCCCGCCACCGCCGGGATTTGCCAACTGATCCTGCATAGCACGCATCTGCTGCATCCCTTCCGCTATTTTCAACGATATCATACCCTCACGTTGGATATCCGACACCATACCGTCAGGATCTGCGCCGTATTGCTCAAATAACTCCGCTTCGGTGTCTTCTTCTGCCCGTAAACGAATGTGTTGCATGATATGTTTGTACAATTCAACGCCACCCAGCGCATTTGCCTGCATTAACGGGGATAGCCCCATCATCAGGTGCGACGCGATGTGCGCATCGTGCTGCTGACCCGCAAAAGCCTTCAACTCCATGCCCCCCAGTACATCGGCATTCTCCGAGGCCGGATCCTTGGGCATCTGGTTGCTTTGAATGCGTAGAATACCGTCAATGTCGCGCACATTCAGTGCGGCATACACACGATAGTAGGCCTCGTACATGTTGTGCATCTGGGGCGCACTCTGCGCGAGCTGCAACTGGGTCTGTGCCAACGTAATACGCTGCGCGGCAGAGAAAATGTTGGGATCTGCCACCGGCAGTACCGCAACCATGTTGTCGAAGTCGGATTTTTTGATTCTGCGGCTGGCACCCGGCACGTCATAGGGGTACTCGTCAGGCAGATACGTGCCAAAGCCTTTGGCCAGCATCTCAAACTCTTGTGTCTGCGCGTAATACAGGCGCTTATGGATAGCCGACATGACCATCGAGCCACGTTCTAGCAACGCAATGGTTGTTCCGACCGCCGCCTGCTGATTTCCGTCCCCAACCTGCATGTCTGCCGTGCTGGCAAGGCGTTTACCCGCCTCAACCGTAAAGCCGAGGAGCTGGAACAGCGTCTGGGAAGGCTCTTTGTAGGGTAATGGCATCAGCGAAGCGGCAAGTTCAGCCCCACCTGCGTCAATGTCACGCCATTCGCCCGGTTGAATCGGACTGTCGTCGTCTGCGATCCTCGCGCCCTTAGCCTTAAAGCCTGCGGGGAGGTTAGACAGGGTGCCTGCGTCCAGTAATTGACGTAATGCGCTCGTTGCGGTCTTGGAAAGTCCGCCAATCAGGTGAACAAAGCCCAAGCCATACGCGCCAAGCCCTTCTACCAACACGTAATGCACGAAATATTCGCGCCTGCACTTCAATTCGTCGTCTTCTACCCAGTTCCTGCGCACCCCTACGACCCGCGCACTGGTTTCGTCCAGCGTGACTACGTAAGGAAGGCGAATACCCGTGGGTTCACCGTCCTCGCCCATGTCTTCAAAGCCGGGGATGTCCAACGCCACCTGAAATTCCAACAGGAATATCTCTTCAGGAGCGCCCGTCTGCACTACGCCTGTGGCTTTATCGATGGAATACCGAATCTGACTTGCGTCAGCGGGGGTTGACTCAGGGGTAACGGCAACGTCAAGGTACTCACCGGCATAAACGCGCTTTCTGAACTCGTTCGAGTCCATGGAAATGCGGTGCGTGAGGCGCGGACACTCCGAAATAACGCTTGAGCCGTTGTATGGGATGTACATGTCGTCAGGCAGCACAAGCCTGCTGACCATGCGCCCTATCTGCTCGTCGTAATAAACCTTCTTGAAGGTCGATCCGCCGTAGCCGGTATAGAAAAGAAGCTGATCAAACTCCGGTGTGTACTCTTTCATCACCGAGGTGATCTGATAATTCATGAAATCTTGTACCCGCGAGGCCTGCTGGACCTTGTCCAACGTCTCTTTGCCCACGGTCTGGGTACGAACCGGGCCACCGGCAGGCATCAGCTCCTTAAACGCCTGCGCTTGGAACTGCACAATCGCCTCTGTCAGCATGGGGTGTACAGCCCCTGCCGCGCCCCGGAAGGGTTTGGTGCGCTCTTCGATCTTCAGGCCCAGCAGCTCAAGACCCTTCGAGTACATCTGCTCCCAGTCTGAACGGCTCGACTTGTCCGCCTCGAACAGCGCCATCAGGTCAATGGATATGCGACCCAAATCATCACGGTCAATAACCTCGGCAAGGTTGCCGTAGAACCCAACCTCGTCGTCCTCCTCCTCACCCAACTCGACGATGGCGCTGCCGTCATCCTCAAGGATGATCTCGATGTCAGGCGAATCCCCCAACATGTCCAGCATGTCGGAGGCGGGCATGAGGTTGGATACTTTATCTACGGGCATTTCTACATCCCTTATATGTATTTGCGGTCATTGTACACACGTTCTACGCTTCCGCCTTTGGCTTTTTTGGTGACGTAGCCGCCACCCGCAAACTCTTCGGGGGGACGCAACTGGCGAAAAAGCTCGTCATCCTCAGCAGCCCTTTTTGTTTTCTCAGCTTGCCAAATATCTTCAGGTACGTACTTCATCAACACAGCTTCATACTCTGGCATCGTGAGGTAGTCAGGGAGGTCATTGGCTTGACGGGCGCGTCCAATTGCCAGTTGTCTTGCATTGCGACTCATCGTTAAGTTTTTAGGCGTAAATTTAACAATTTCTTTTGCTGAGTAAAGCCCCGTGTTCTGCAAATCCCCCGTCACCTCATAATTCCCAGACCGTATAAAGTCTTGAATTGCAGGTTGGTATTTGTCAGCAGGCATACCATTGCCTTTACCTTTGACTTGGGTGATTTGATATCTTCCTTGGGGAACACCGGCTAATTCTATTGCGTGTCCCAAGCTAGAGCGCGTGTCAGAATCTCCAGCCGCTTGCCTTGCTTGGTAACCTTTGATCAAATAATCTTCAACAAGGTTTTCGTCGTTGCCCAGATGTTGCCGAAGATCATCTAATTTTAGCTCTGGTTTTTTAATCTCAATAGTCACATGCGGCTGGCCCCTTGAATCGCGTAGGGAGAACACCTGCGCCCTGCCATCCAAAATAGCGTCAAGCCCTCCGTGCCCATAGCCGCCTTTTCGGGCATAGCCGCCAACAGAATGTCCCATTGAGTCGCCTTCGTATTTCAGGGCTTCTTGCAATGCGGTTGTGTCAGTCTCCCCTTCTGGCATCCGTATCTGCCGCCATCCCAAATTTGTGTCTGGGTAGTCTTTTACGACTTGAACGGCAGCGTTGGTAGACCGGGCAAAATTAGCTGCATCTGCTTTCTCGGCACGGTATGCGTTGATGTTAGCAACATGCTCAACCATTTGTGGCACGGTGATCTTGTCCAGCTTGGCTGGATCCAGCCGCAGGGCCGGCGGCAAGTCGGTTTCTATGTTTGTTGAATTGCGCAGCTCGTCAACGAGATGATCGAACGCAAGATTGTCGGGTGTATAAACCCTGTCATGCATACTATAAACGGAAGTTTCTGGCGGTATTTTGAACATCCAACTTGGCAATTCATTGCTCAATGGCGCTTCGTCGTTCAGAATGTCTGCAGCCGTGCGCGGGGTTATATTGCTATCTGCCATTCGCTCCCACGCTCTTTCCGCTGACCCCATCGGCGCTACGCCCATCTCTGGAAACCCCGCAGTTCTTCTGGTAGTTCTTAACGTTATATAAGGATCATCATTCATTTCATATTGCGCGGGGGTGTAGTGTAAAGGCTCCCTATATCCCAGGCTATCCAAAGCCTTTCTTGCATCGTTCAGCTCCAGCTGGGTTGTCCCTACCCGCGTTGCTCGCCATGCCGCTGGGTCACGAACCCCCTCTGGCAAAGGACCAGTGCGGTAATTTTCAACCTTTGCTGCCAGCGCATCAATTTTTGCTTGCTGCGCGGCGAGCCGTTCACTTTGTTGAG